AGCCAATAAAACCCCATCTTGCACTGATATTGCTAATACTAAAATGAGGTGTTTAACCAAATGTTTAGCGATGTTTGGGCTTGGTCATTACATATACGCTGGGGAAAGTCTGCCTGTAGATGATACTCAAGCAGTACAAAACGCAGTAATTACCGAAGATCAAGCTGTCGAGATTAAGAAGTTAATAGAAGAGTATGACGTTGACGTAAAAGGCTTTCTGAAATACGTCAAATCAAACTCTGTTGACGAAATGCTTGCTACTCACTACGCAAGAGCTATTGCCGCCTTAAAGTCTAAAGCGCCAAAGACTGAGGTGAAAGCATGATTATCTCACCGCATGAACAAGGTACTGATGCATGGCTTGCCGCCCGATTGGGTAAGCCTAGCGCCTCAATGTTCTCAAAGCTAATCACAATGACAGGTAAGCCATCTGCTAGTGCTGATGCATATATTAATCAGCTTCTTGGGGAGCGGATTACAGGTAAATCTGAGCCTCACTATCAAAGTGAAGCGATGGCGCTTGGAAATGAGCGCGAGCCTTTTGCAAGAGCCGATTACGAATATATCAGCGGAAACAAAGTCGATGAATACGGTTTTATTCTTGATGATAGCGAAAGCTATGGCTGTAGTCCTGATGGTCTTATCGGTGATTCTAATGAGGGTGGTTTAGAAATCAAATGTCCTGCTCAAACTACCCAAGCTGGGTACTGGCGTGATCCTGAATCTGGCGTAAAGAAATACTACCAACAGATACAGGGCTGCATGTGGGTAACAGGCAGAAAATGGTGGGACTTCTTTTCTTATCATCCTGATATGCCGCACGTTCTAGTTCGCGTTAAACGCAATGAAGGGTACATCGAAAAACTATCTCAGCAAGTTTTGCTTGCTGTATTAACTATTGAAACGCAAATGGGGAAACGCAAATGAAAGTAGCAGTTAACTTTAGTATCGACGTAACTAAGCTCGACAAAACACGATTTATCGAAGGAAAAAATGGATCAAAGTATGCAGACCTCACTTGCTTTATTTCGCCAGAAGAACCTGATCAATTTGGACAGCATGGCGGCATTCAGCAATCAACTACTCAAGACGAACGTGCCGCAGGTACAAAAATGCCGTATGTGGGCAACGTTAAAGCTTTTTGGGGTGATGGCGTAAACATTGTCAAAGATGCCAGTGGTTCTAACGCACCTCAATCTAGCGGCAATGCACCTCAATCTAGTGGGCAACCATCTTTTAGCGAGGACATACCTTTCTAAAGCCAGCCCCTTGCGGTCTGGCCCAGCCGCTAGTAAGTGGGCCACTCAATAGAGGATTAGCTATGGATATATTACAGCAGTTAATTTCAGGAGTTTTCTTTACTGCATTTATTGCAGCAACTTTATTAGATATGTTTTATACATTGAGAGGCGATTATGACACAAGCAAAACGAATACTAGACCATTTGAAATCAGGCCAAACATTGACAAGACTAAACTCATGGAACGATCTGGGCATATTAGAAGCGCCAGCAAGGGTTAGTGAGCTTAGAGCAATGGGGCATCCGATTGAGACTAAGTTTAAGCAAGTTATGAATCGTTATGGCGATAAAGTGACGATAGCAGAATGGCGATTGGAGGTGTCACAATGAGCAGCGAATACCGTATTATCAAAATGAAAGAGCTAGTTGGGTTAGTAGGCATATCTCGCTCTTACATTCACGCCTTGCAACATAGAGGTGAATTTCCAAAACCAATTTCCTTGGTGCAAGGGGGTAGGTCTACTGGCTATCTAAAATCAGATATAGACGATTGGGTAAAAAGTCGCATTGCTGCGAGTGCGAGGGGTTGTTTAGGAAAGGATGCGCCATGATTATTGATAAAACTAAATATTCTAATGAGCATGGTATAAAGGCATCAACAATATCTGGCTGGATGCAACGACATTGGACAAAAGGCCAACATTATTATGTAATTGGTCGAACTACTCTGATAGATACTGAGGAAGTTAACGAATGGATAAGAAACTCCCAGCAGGAATCCGAGCAAAAAATAATGGATTGGAAATCAGAATCTTTGGTGAGGGCAAAGTCATCTATCAAGAGACGATCCAGGCGAACCCCCACAATGATGCTGACGTTAGGCGCGTAAAACGCTACCGAGACGAATTACAAGTAAAACTGCGGCTCGGCCTTGCTGTTGAAGACGAAGATAATCCTGCACACCTTCAATCATTTGCAAACATGGCGAATGAATATCTAAACACAATAGATTGCAAGCACTCAACAAAACTTGGCTATTTAAGCATTCTTAACACGCACTGGATGCCAATTTTTGGTAAAAAGCCTTGCGCCTCAATTACAACGCGGCAAATTAAAAACTTTTTAGCTGACGTAAAGAATCCAGATACGGGTAAACCTCTTACAAGAAAGACCAAAGATAATATCTTAGGCCCACTTAGAGGTGTTTTGGGACACGCAGAAGTTCAAAATAATCCAGCCGCAGTAATTAAGACTAAGAAAGCGCAAAAGAAGCCGATAGAACGATACAGGCCCGTAGAGCGTGAGAAATTGCTGTCATGCCTCTCAGGTGATGTATATGTCTATTTTGCACTGTTGTTTGGCTGTGGGTTTCGACCTGGCGAAATAATGGGATTGCTACGGAATGACTTTGATGGGCAAGAGTGGCACGTTCACCAGCAGATCGTCAGGGGATTCATAGTACCGTCAACAAAGACAGGACACAGGCGCAAGGTGTATATACCGCTTTGGGTCAGGCAAGTTATGAAGTCAATGCCAGCTAGAATAGACAGCCCCTATTTCTTTGTTAATGAAGATGGTGGATTTTATAAAGATACTCGCAGATTTAATCGAGCGTGGAAAAAAGCGCACAAGAAAAAGCAAATACACTATAGAATTCCTTACTGCTGTAGGCACACTAGAGCAGCCGAATTGCTATCAAAGGGTATTTTGCCTGGAAAATGCGCGCAGCAGTTAGGCCATTCTTTAGCAGTGTTCTACAACACATACGCAGAAATGATTGACGAGTATTCTAGTGACAGAGATTTGTCTCAATTTGAACCATTACCTGAAACCGAACATAAGCGGATTTAGGCCAGTATTTAGGCCAGTGGTTTATCGCTCAGTGTCGCTCAGTGTAGGTCACGAAAAATAAGAAGTGAGCATTCATGGGGTTTGTAGCCGACACTGGCCGACACTCACCGTCAATGCTACGGGTTCAATCCCCGTCGTCCACCCCATTTAACTGTATATTAATCAATGACTTACAGTGCTAATAGCTAAAAAATAACGT